AATCTCTGGTATACAATATGACGGTGCTCGTAAGTTAACAAGAATACAAAAGTATAAGACAGTGAAAACTGATAAAGAGGGTAAAGTAATGAATTATAATTACACACCTGTTCCTTATAATATATCTTATACACTGAATATATTTACAGCGACAGCGGAATCAGGTCTACAAATCGTAGAACAAATACTTCCTTTCTTTCAACCTGATTATACTGTGACAGTTATCGCTGTACCAGAATTAGATATAAAAAGAGATGTACCAATTATATTAAATGATGTAAATTATGAAGACAGTTATAGTGGTGACTTTACAAGTCGTAGAGCGGTAATTTATACACTTAACTTTACAGCGAAAACATATCTATTTGGACCAGCGTCAACTCAAAAAACAATTAAAGAAGTACAATCTGATTTATATAGTGATACACCAACATCAACAAGAGAAGAAAGAATTACAATTACACCAAATCCAACTAGTGCAGATGCGAATGATGATTTTGGGTTTACAACAACAATAACAACGTTTTCGGACAGTAAAAATTATAATCCGATTACTGATCAGGACGAATAAATATAGATATGGCAATCAATAAAGTAGGATCAAAAGGTATAGAAGACGGTAGTGTCGCAACGGTGGATTTTGCGCCAGGTACAGTTACTAGCGCTAAATTACAAGACAACGCTGTTACAAACGCAAAGTTAACTAATTCATCTGTTACATTAGCAGGTTCATCTGTAAGTTTAGGTGGTTCAGTATCATTTAATAATAAGTTTGTAGATTGGCAATCAGTTATTACAGCTGATGGTTCAACAGGTACAACTGCTGTATCAGGTAGAGGTTATTTTATAGACACAACATCAGCGGCTCACACCATTACACTTCCTGCGTCAGCAAGTATAGGAGATTTTATTGCCATTAAAGATTACGCTGGTACATTTGCCACAAACAATCTTACAATTGCTCGTAACGGACATAATATTCAAGGTGTCGCCAATGATTCTTTAATAACCACAAATCGTGCTAGTTTAGTATTAGTTTATGTAGATAGTACAAAAGGTTGGTTATATTGGGAAGAACATAATGTGGCTGATTTACAGGCTGCTACTTTTATTACTGCCACAGGTGGTACAGTTACTACTTCAGGTGATTATAAAATACATACATTTACAGGTGATGGTTGTTTTGCCGTCAGCACAGTTGGAAATCCAGCAGGAGGTCCTAGTGTCATAGATTATCTTGTAGTCGCTGGTGGTGGAGGAGCAGGAGGAAATGCTGCTGGTGGTGCTGGTGGTTATAGAGAATCACATTCAACTTGTGTTTCAGGACCTTATACAGCAAGTCCGTTAGCAACACCAACAGGCATTACAGTTAGTGCTACTACATATCCTATTACAGTTGGTGCTGGTGGTTCAGGTGCTGGTTATGGAACAGATACTCCAAATGGTTCTGATTCAATTTTTTCAACTATTACATCTGCTGGAGGAGGTGGTATTGATGCTCAATGTACATCACCTTTTGGTGTTGGTGGATTTAGACTTCATCAAGGAAAAGCAGGTGGTTCTGGTGGTGGTGTAGTTGTACATTTAAATATAGTTCCTACGAGATCAGGTGGTTCAGGTAATACTCCACCCGTAAGTCCTTCACAAGGAAATCCAGGTGGTCCAGGTCCAGGTCCAATTCCTTCAGGAGGAACAGGCGGAGGATCAGGCGGAGGTGGAGCAACTGCTGCTGGAACAGCAACAAGTGGTCCATATGTAGGACCAGGAAGAGCTGGTGGAGCAGGAGCAACAACTTCAATTTCAGGAAGTCCAACATCATATGCTGGTGGTGGAGGAGGAGGAGGAAGAAATGACGATCAACCTGCTAGTGGAACACAACCAGGAGGCACTGGAGGTACAGGTGGTGGAGGACCAGGTGGTTCATCTAGGCCAACGACAGCAGGAACAGCAGGAACGGCAAATACTGGCGGCGGAGGCGGAGGCGGTGGTAGCCAAGACGGGTGCGCTGCTACTGGTGGCGCTGGTGGTAAAGGAATCGTTATATTACGATACAAATTTCAATAGGAAAGTATTATAAATATAGAGAAAGAGATTTAAAACTATGGCAATATCAAAAATAGGTTCAAAAGCACTTGTAGATTGTTCAGTAGCGGCTGTAGATATAGAAGATAATTCTATTACATCTGCCAAACTTGCTGGTTCAATTGCTAACGCTAAACTCGCTAATTCAAGTATTACAGTTAATGGAACATCTGTTTCTTTAGGCGCTTCTGGTACTATACCAGCCGTGTCTTGGCAATCTGTGGTTACAGCAGATGGTTCAACAGGAACAACAGCAGTCGCTGGTAATGGATATTTCATTGATACAACAAGTGCCGCTCATACAATTACACTTCCAAGTTCACCCTCAATCGGTGATACAGTTGCCATTAAAGATTACGCTGGTACGTTTGGTACAAATAACTTAACAATCGCTAGAAATTCATCAAATATTCAAGGTGTCGCTAATGATTCTTTAATTAGTACAAATAGAGCAAGTTTAACTTTAGTTTATGTTGACGCTACAAAAGGATGGCTATACGCCGTTGAATCAAATGTGGCCAATTTACAAGGTCCTTTATTAGAAGCAACTGGTGGTACAATAGCAACTTCAGGTGATTATAAAATACATACTTTTACAGGTGATGGTTGTTTTGTTGTATCTAGTATTGCTGATAGTGGACCTGGTTCAGTTGATTATCTTGTAGTTGCCGGCGGTGGTGGTGGAGGATTTAGTAGAGGCGGTGGAGGTGGAGCAGGTGGTCATAGAACAACTTTTCCAAGTCCAAGCTGTAATGCTGGTGCTTTTCCAATTTCAGTAGCAACTTACCCTATTACAGTAGGTGCTGGAGCAGCTGGTGGATCTCCTTGTGTTCAAGCTTGTTCAGGATCAAATTCAGTTTTTTCAACAATTACATCTGCTGGAGGAGGTGGTGGTGGAACTGGACAACCTAACCTTGCTAATTTACCAGGTGTTTCTGGTGGTTCGGGTGGTGGGGGTGTAGGTAACGCAGGTACAGGAGGTTCAGGAAATACTCCGCCTGTAAGTCCACCTCAAGGAAATAATGGTGGTAATGGGGGTCAACCTGTATATTATAATGGTGCTGGTGGAGGTGGCGCAGGAGGTGCTGGTGGTAATGGTCCGTGTGGTCCTACTACTGCTGGTGTTGGTGGTAATGGTTTAGCAAATTCAATTACAGGTTCACCTGTGCTTCGTGCTGGAGGAGGTGGTGGTGGAGCTGATAGTCGTAGAGATACTGGTGGTGCTGGAGGACCTGGAGGTGGAGGATCTGGAGGACCTACTCCTGCTGGAGGTTCAGGAATATCAGGAACAGCAAATACTGGAGGTGGTGGCGGAGGAAATGATGGAGTAGTTCCAGGAAATGCTGGCGCTGGCGGTAAAGGAATTGTTGTTATAAGATATAAATTTCAGTAATTAAAAACTGTTATATATACTATATTATTATTGAATGAGGAATTAAAATATGAATTTGAAAAACTATTATTATTATTTTCAATCAGCGTTATCACCTAAATTGTGTGATGAAATCATAAACTACGGTAAACAACATCAAGCCGAAATAGCTGTCACTGGTGGCTACGATAGATCAAATGGTAAGATGTCTAAAAAAGACATTAACAATATGCAGAAGAAAAGAAAGTCTGATATTGTTTGGATGGCCGATAGATGGATATACAAAGAAATTCACCCTTACATACATCAAGCAAATAGAGATGCTGGTTGGAACTTTGAATGGGACTGGTCAGAGTCTTGTCAATTTACAAAGTACGGCGTAGGACAATATTATGGTTGGCATTGTGATAGTTGGGAAGTACCTTATCAAAGAAAACAAAATGATGATGGAACTTGGCCAATGGATCACGGCAAGATAAGAAAACTATCAGTAACAATTTCATTAAATGACCCAAGTGAATATGTGGGTGGTAATTTAGAATTTGATTTTAGAAATCAAGTAGATTGGGAAAGAAACAAAAAGAAAGCGATTAAGTCTTGTGAAGAAATAAGACCTCGTGGTTCAATTATAGTATTTCCTAGTTTTTGCTGGCACAGAGTGGCGCCAGTAACAAGTGGTACAAGGTATTCATTAGTGATTTGGAATTTAGGGTACCCTTTTAGATAATGTATATATAGATG